GATAGGGGCAGGCATCGTCGGCAAAACAAGTTTTTTTGGGAAAAGGTTTATGGCATACTTTGTATCCGATTAGATACGAGGCTAAAAATTTATGGGTGGCAAAGGTAGCGGAGGACACAACAGGAAACCTGTTGAACGCAAACGCCGTATCGGTAATCCGTCTGGTCGTAAGTTGCCTGAGATCGTTTCTTTGGCTGAAGTGGTATTTATGGGCAACACGATCGCACCCGAACCGCAGCGACCTTTAGGCGAGCAAGGCAAAAAGTTGTGGACACAAATTTGGGCTTCGGGTGCTGGTTGGTTGAAGCAGCAGATGGATTTTGAATTGGTGTTGATGTTATGCGAGGCAACCGAAGAACGAACTAGATTGCGTATTCGTTTGCAGCAAAATCCTGATGCGTGGCGTGATCGCCGTGCGCTTCGGGAACTTGATCGTCAAATCATTACACTGTTAGGTCAGGTAGGCTTCAGCCCATCAGAGCGAGGACTTTTAGGTGTCGGTGAAACAACAAAGCATGATATCAGCGACCTCAATAAGCGGATTGCCGAAAAGCGTTCAGCCAGCCGATAAGTGGAAGCCTGCGTTTTATACGCAGCGCAAGAATCGTGCAACCGATGGCGATGAGATAATCAACTTCGCTGAAACCTATTTCAATGTGCTGAAAGGTTTTCGGGCAGGCCAACCTTTACGCTTTACGACTTGGCAAAAGTGGTTGATGCGCTCGCTTTATGAGCGTGATGATGTAACGAGCAGGCTTCGTTATCGCCGTGCGCTAATCGGTTTGCCTCGTAAGCAGGGCAAAAGTTTGATGATGTCTGCTGTCGGTGTGTATGGAATGATCGCAGGCGAAGCAGGTTCAGAGGTTTACGCTGTGGCGAACGACAGACAGCAGGCACGAATCATCTTCAATGAAGCGAAGCAACAGATCGTGAACAGCCCTTTGCTGAATGCTGAGTCAAAGATTTATCGTGATGCGATTGAGATGCCACGCTTCGGTTCGGTGTTCCGTGTTTTGTCATCAGACTTCAAAGGGCAAGCTGGATTGAATCCATCGCTGGTGCTGTTTGACGAATTGTGGGGGCAGGCGAATCACGATCTCTATGACCAGATGACATTAGGTTCAGGCGCACGAATAGAACCACTCACTATCAGCATTACGACTGCTGGCTACGATCTTGATTCGCTTGCAGGCAAGTTGTATCAATATGGCAAACAAGTTGCAGCAGGCGAAGTTGATGATGACTCTTTCGGTTTCTGGTGGTGGGAAGCACCTGAAGATTGTTTGATAGATGATCGCAAAGCGTGGCGTGTAGCGAATCCGAATCTTGCCGAAGGTTTACTTGACCCAGATGATCTAGCAGTAGCAGTCAAGCAGACTTCGGAGATGGGTATGCGCCGTTGGCGTTTGAACCAGTGGGTGCGATCTCAGGAATCGTGGCTACCTGTGGGTGCGTGGGAACAATGCGTGTCAGATCGTCAGTTGGATTCGGAGTTGCCTGTGTGGGTGGGGATTGATATGGCTTTGAAGCACGACAGCATCGGTGTCGTGATCGCTCAGCCTCAAGATGGTTGCACTGTTGTTCGCTCAAAGATTTGGCAACCTTCGCTTGAAGGCGTTGATGTTTCTGAAGTAGAAGTTTATTTGCGTGAAGTTCACGCCACCTATCGGGTGCAAGAGTTCGCCTTTGACCCTGCTTACTTTCAGAGAAGCGCAGAAGCGTTAAGCGATGACGGGCTACCGATGGTTGAGTTCGGGCAATCGGCAGCACGAATGATTCCTGCTTGCGGTAACGCCTATGAGATGATCGTGAACAAGAAAGTGGCGCACGATGGCTCACCAACTTTCACAGATCAGGTGCTATCTGCTGCACAACGAATGACTGACACTGGTTGGCGGTTAAGTAAAGGCAAGTCAAGGCGTAAGATAGATGCGTGTATTGCTATGGTGATGGCGTTAGATCGTGCAACAACTAGAGCGACAGCAGTTATTGAACCATCAGTATTGGACATTTGGAAATGATTAACAAAACAAATATAACTACAGCGATGGAAATTGTTGGTGGCGTATTGATCGTGTTGGGTGTTTCGGCTTTTAGTGTGCCGATTAGTGTTATTGTTGCTGGAGTTCTTTTGATTGTTGCTGGAGGTCTAGCAGTATGAGTTTGTTTCGCAGGTCTGAACAACGAGCGTTGCCGACTTCTATTGACCCATATCAGATCACGGCTCGCCCTTATTATCCGAACTACACAGGCGAAATCGTTACCGAACTCACAGCGTTAGCGCACAGCGCAGTCATTTCAGCAGTAACTATTCTTGCTGATTCAATCGCTGCGATGCCACTTGAACTTACTCGCACTCGTGGTGGTCGCATAGAGAAACTTCCCACACCATCGGTTCTGCAACGCCCGAACGATAGACAAAATATGTTTGAGTTCGTTCACCAAACTATGGCAACTCTTGCTTTGCACGGCAACGCCTACATTTATGCGCCTCAAGGTTCAAACGGTTTGCCTTTAGAGATGCGAAACATTCACCCTAAAGCAATCAACAAAATCGCAGTAACCGACACAGGCGAAATGATTTATGAGATGGGCAAACAAGAATACTCAAGCAAAGACATTCGTGCAATCCACTGGTTGATCTTGCCGAATCAGTTGCGTGGCGTTTCACCGATAGACACAATGCGAAACACTGTCGGTATGGGCTTAGCGATGGACAGATTCTTGGCACAGTTCTATGGCGAAGGCGCAACACCATCATCAGTTTTAGAAACAGATGGCGCATTAACACCAGATCAGGCACGACAGATTCGTGATTCGTGGGAAGAATCACATTACAAACATCGTAAACCAGCCGTGCTTCAAGGCGGATTGAAGTGGAGGCCAATCACAACAAGCGCAGCCGATATGCAAATGTTGGAACATAAAGAGTCAATCATTCGTGATATCGCCCGTGTGTATCGCATACCGCTTCACTTAATCATCGGCACAGGCGGAGACAGCCAGACATATCAGAATCTTGAAGCAGTCGGTTCAGCGTTCTACCAATACACGCTTCTAGGTTGGGTGCGTAGATTAGAAACAGCGTTCAGCGAAATGTTGCCTATCAATGAGCAGGTTCGTTTCAATGCTTCAGAGTTCTTGCGAGCCGACTTGATGACCCGTGTTAAGGCACAGCAGTTGCAAATACTTTCTGGCACGATGACACCGAACGAAGCACGAGAGATTGAGAACCGTGAACCTTACGATGGTGGCAACGATTTCAGCGCACCTTCAATCACACCGAACATTGGCAGCGATGCCATACCGCCAGAAAAGTAGCAAACATTTATGATTTCAAAAGCAGTAACAGTTACAACTTCACCAACTTTGATTGTGCCTGCCGACAATATTCCTAGAACTGTTTACATTCACAATGGTGGTGGCGCAAAAATTTATTTAGGTGGCGCAGATGTTTCAACAGGGAACGGATTTCATTTAGGAAACGGTGAATCGCAAGATATTTTTGTGCCAACAAACGAAAAACTTTACGGCATTGTTGCTAGTTCAACGCATACGATCAATGTTTTGACTCCAGATTTGGATTGATAATGCCTTACGAAGTAATTATGAACGCCGAAAATTGTGATGGACACGCCGTTGTCAAGGTTGGTTCAATGATTCCTGTTGATGGTGGTTGCCACGCAACACATCAAGAGGCGTTAGATCAGATGATTGCGTTGAATATTGCTACAGCAGATGAGCGAAGCGAACGAAATGAACAGATGGTTGCTGCGATTGATGAGGCGATCAATCTTTTGTTGCAAGCGAAGATGACTTACGAAGCCGATGAAGAAGAAGATGAAGATGAGCCAATGGATTCAAGCGAGATGGAAGATGATGAGGAATATAGGGCGGTGAACCTTGTTGCGCCTGCTTTTATGCGAGCATCTGCCAAGCGTGGGCTGGCATTACACGAACAAGGCGAATCAGGTGATGGGCTTGTGCCTGCAACTGTCGCTGATGCTCGCCGTATGGCGAACGGTGAAGCGTTAAGCGAGAACAAATGGCGCAAAATATCCCCGTGGATTGCTCGCCACATCGTTGATCTTGACGCAGTTCAAGGCGATGAGATCACTGCTGGACTTGTAGCGATGCTGTTGTGGGGTGGCGGTTCAAGCAAAGCGAGCGCAAGACGAACGCAAGCATACGCAGAACGAATCGTGAACCAGTTAGAGAACGAAACTCGTGCGCCTGCACCTAAGAAAGATCAGATCAAAGGCAGTGAGAAGAACCCTGAAGGCTCAGCACAAGGCAAAACAGGTGGCATAGTTCTTAACGAAGCAACGAACAAAGCACTTGAAAACAAAGTTAAGGAACATAATGAGAAGATGAAGGAACGCAACCGACCTGATTGGACTCGCACATCTTTGGGTGCAGTCAAGTCGGTCTATCGGCGTGGCGCAGGTGCGTTCTCAACATCACACAGACCTGGAATTGGTAGAGCACAGTGGGCGATGGCAAGAGTGAACGCCTTTCTGTTCTTATGCCGAACAGGTGCGCCAGCAAACTCAAATTATATAACTGACAACGATCTGCTCAAGCCTTCACACCCGAAGTATTCAAGCAGTAGCGAAAACAAATAATATCAACTAATGTGAGGTAACTATGAGCGAAACATTTAACTGGATTGCAAAACCGATTGACGAGAAAAGAACTATCGCCTACAGCAATCTTGAAGTTCGTGCCGAAGGTGATGGCAACACTTTGATTGGTTACGCTTCAGTGTTTGATTCGCCATCAGAGCCAATGCCATTTGTTGAATATGTGAAGCGTGGTGCGTTCAGCAAAACGATTAACGATGGCGCAGATGTTCGCTTGTTGATTGATCACGAGGGAGTTCCGTTGGCAAGAACAAAATCTGGAACACTTGTCTTGGAAGAAGATGAGCGTGGCTTGCGTGTAGAGGCAGACCTTGACCCAAGTAATCCTGATGCTGCACGAATTATCT